TAAACGAACGCACCGCCACTTGCTGATGGGGAACGAAAATAGGGCGCGCAAACGCTTGCACCGCACGGTCAAACACAGCGCACACAACTAGCTTACTCATCGAAATCTCTCCGCAAATTAGAAACCCGGGCCTTTTGCACAACTTCACGAACGGCCAACCGCTCCGGGGTATTGTCAGCCGCCGCGTTCATCGCACGCTTTTGACGTGCGAACTCAATCGCATCAAACGCCACCGCCTTAGCCGACCGCTTAAATAGCCGGTCATAATACTTAGGAGGCGGAAACTCACGACTATCAGAAACAACAAAATCCCTGGGATAAACATCACTGCCAAAACGGTCAAACCAGCCAGCGCCGATCCCAGGCCGCAAAGAACAACGACTAAACTCAGGAACCCTTCCATTATAGTGGGCCTCAGCTTCATCACCAGTCACCTTATCCACACAGTAGCGAGCCGTATACGCCGCCGACTGCTTAGTTAAAGCCTGAACCGACACATGCCCGTGACCCCAAACACGGGACAACAACTCCGAGCGATAAAACACATTACCCGACGCAGACTTACCGCCGGGCTTCTTATCGTCGAAATCCACATTAAACAAACACGCATGGTAATGCGGCCGCAAATTCAAAGGGCCATACTCACCGGACATGAAGAACCGGATACCGGGCCGACCTACCGCCTTCCTCAGCCTCATCATGAACAGCTGGTAGTCCCGGTAGCAGAGCGAACGCCCCGGGGGCTCCATATCACGGCCATAAGTAAGCGTCACAAAACAATTCTCTTCCCAGAGGCTCGCTTCGTGCATTATCCGAACAGCCCAATCGTGCGAGCGCCGCAACCTGCAACCAATACACTGACCGCACGGAATCTCTATAGATCCTAAAATGTCGTGACGGCGCAGCGCAGAAAAAACAACCCCGTGAGCCGTACGAAACGCCTTCACGGGGTGATAGCACGGCACGCCACCCTCTACAGACGAATGCCGCCACGCATCGGAGCGCCGCGCATATTAATCGCCTTAGTCTTACCGACATTGTGCTTAAACTGCTTCGCAGAACGATGCTTATTCACAGGCTTACGAAAAGACATAAAAACCTCCAAAAACAGTTAGAACCAGCCCCGACCGGGCCGGGGCATGGTATCACCTGGGACAGTTGAGGACAAGTAAAACACTGTCCCAGACCCCACGGCCAGGCCGGCAAGCCGGCCTGGCCTAACGCTTCACGGGCACACCGCCCTTCGCAAACTCGACGTCCATCGCCTTCTCACGCGCCGCGAGCTGCTCGAGCAGACTCGCCTTAGCCGCGTCCGAAATGAGCGCCGACTTCACCAAATCACGATCACGCTTGATCTTAGCAAGCTCACGCATCCACGCATCGATATCCATAGCAAACTCCTAAACGGCACATGCCGCACCGCTAATGTACACCACCGTACAACCAACACAAGCCCCCTTAGCATACGGGGGGCACTACTACGTAGCAAAAAAACGACAAGGGGCCACGAAGGCCCCAAGAATACAGCTAACAGAAACGAGCGCTAAGCCTAACCCTTCGCGGACTCCGGAAAACGCTTAGCAAGCTCATCAATAGCCATAACAGCATCACGAGTCACCTCGGGAGGAGGCGCAATAAGACCAAGCTTCAACGCCTCATCACGATTACCCGAATCCTCAAGGAACGACATTAGCTTAGCCGGATCATGGCCGAACCGATCACGCATCTCACCCGGAAGCTGCATAAACGCTTCCTGAGCAGACCGAACCATATTCATAGCCGAATGGAAATCACTAACACCAGTGAAATCACCAGACACAGGCATCCGAAAATCAGGGGGAAGCTCCCCCGTGAGACCAAATCTCCGAACAATCGTATTGATATCGACTTCCTCCTTAAACGACTGCTGAGTCTTGCCATCATCAATCACCTCACCAGTATCCGGATCAACAGGCGGACGCCACGCCGCTTCAAGCGACGCCTCATCCGCATCATAGTTAAACGCCGCACGCAAAAACACAGGGGCAGACTTAATCGACATGATTACCTCCGAATAGAGTTACGAATACCAAAGATCTGTTGAATCAGATCCAGAAAAAACTTCACCTCTTTAGGCGCACTCTCCATCTTCTTCCAATACTCCGCTTCCGCTTGCATAGCAGGAATCTCTAGGCCCTTCAATGACGATTCATACTTACGCTTCGACACATCAGCACTAAAAGACTCTTTATCACGACTCAAACGCACCTCATCCAACGCAGTAGCCATCGCCTCGCGCAACTGCTTCTGATAATCCAAATTACCAGACTGACGATCCTTCTCAGTAGACGCAACCTTAGCAGCAGTATTCAACTTCTGATCCAACGTCTCCGACCGCGTCTTATCGGCCTGCGCCGCCACGAAATCAGTATCCGCCTTGGTCTTCAACAAACCCGCCATGGCCTGAGCGATAGCTGCTCCCTGAGAAGCAGACGCCATCCCGGCGCCGGCCTCATTCTCAACACGAGGCATAGACCCGATGGGCGCCGAAGCGCCACCTTGAGAGTAAGCCAACATCGGGTTCAAACCAGCTGCCTGCATATCGCCAACCGCGCGCTGGTAGGAGGTATTCGACATACGCTCCTGAAACGCCATCTGCTCCCGCGCCAACTTCACATTAGTCTTATTCGCCGAACTTTGACCAGAAGACCCAAATAGGCCACCAATCAACGAACCACCAATAGAACCAATCAAAGCATCGTCAAGACCAAACAACGAACAGTGCAACTTAGGAAATAGAAACTTCCACATATACACCTCAGAAGTGATCAATCAGGCCAGGAACCGAGTACAGCGGCATCGGCCGCGCCACGTTCATCTCAAAGAACGAATCGAAAATGATCTGTGCACCATTAGCACCAGAACCAACCGCAAGCACACGCGACAACGGCGGAGTATCCTCAATAAACGTAGAACCAAGCGTAGGCAGAGACGTAAACCGCTGCGACAAATGCCACGCATCCAGAGTACCAGCCGACGTAGACCTAAACAAACCCGTAATCTGAGACGGGCTATACCGATATTCAGCCCAACGCTCTTGATAGCCAAATACCGCCGCATCCGACACCGTATTACCCTGCAGGTACAATTCCTTATTCAAAATAGCTTGCTCACCAAGCATCGCAAACGCAGGGAAATAAAAATCATACCGCGTCGACCGAGACCAATGCTTACGCAGACCCTGCTGATAAGACAGATCCGCACGCACAGACACAAGACCCAGCACATACCCATGCTCAGTAAACGACTGGGTAAAACCATGCCCATTAGCCAACGTCGTCCCAACCGCCGCCAAATTGCCAAGCGGCGCAGAACCACCAGTAAGACCAGTAGCCGAAGTCTGAGCAATAGGATTCAGAACAATAGGCGCAGAACCGCCTCCAAGATATTCCGGTCGCTGCAGTCGAGCATCAGGAGAAATAACACCAAAGTGACTACGAACAATCTCAGTATATCGCGTACCACCGCGAGCATCGCGCTCCAAAAGCTTTTGGACTTGGAAAGATTGACGCAACTGATTAATAGTTGACGCAGTCGCAGCAGAAAGATCCGCATACAAGTTAGAAGGATAAGCCTCGGCAGTAGCCGCAAGAGCAGTACCAGACACACCAACAGCACCAGCACCGGCACCCGTAGCCATGGAACGACCAGACGTCACATAGTTACCAGTCGTCGTATCACGAAGCCGCATTGCAGTCTGCGCACCCGTGATGTCCACAATCGAGCCCGTACGCACAGGAGCTGACGAACCAAGCGGCAGAGGAACCGACACGCCGCCCTTCTGGGGCCAAGGCAAAGCGGAAGTGAAATAGTCATGCCGCTTACCGCGACGCTTCAGCGTATACGTACCCTCGGACTCGCCGGAATCAGTCCGGATCACGTCGACCGAATTCTGCAGATTCTCGTCTCTAAACCACTCATTCCACACCAAGTTGTAGCCGCGCAGCGGCAGAGTCTGATGCGTCCAATTCTGACCACCGGTGACCTGGCCGACCGTACCAAGACCAAAGTAATCATAAATAGAACCAACCGGATAACCCGTGCTCCGTGTCATCGTCGGCAACACAAACGAAATCGAATCCGCAGGGTTAAACTGCTCACCCATGAACTTCTTCCAGTTATCCCACACCAGCCGGTTAGGAATAAAGAAAAAGAACGAATCTAGATACATGTTATCCATCATCGGGAAAATGGGCGTCGCCAAGCGAGCAAACGCCGTCATCCGCACTTTGAACGTATCACCCGGCAAAATCTCTTCACAGAAAATAGGAATCAGCCAACCCGCATCGAACGTAGTCTTATGCGACTTCTCCATCCGAAACGAGGCACGCGGAATCTCCGCACGAGGCACCATAGCGAACTGGTGCGTGTCAACCGACTTATTACGGTGCATCATGATTAGACATCCTTCCTAACAACATCTTGCGCACGAACCAGAACCCGCTGGCCGCCTTCCAGCGGACCAAACGAACCCGACTCTTCATCATACACAGCCAGAGCATGCAGTTCGAAATCCTCCGGATGATTAGCCATCCCGTTATCTTCCGCCTTACGGTTCACCTCATCCGTAAACGAACGCACCGCCACTTGCTGATGGGGAACGAAAATAGGGCGCGCAAACGCTTGCACCGCACGGTCAAACACAGCGCACACAACTAGCTTACTCATCGAAATC